AATATGACCGGACTGTCTTATAGGCTTAAGGAAACACAAAAAATGAGACAAGATAAATGAATATTTTAAACTTATAGTAATTTTGTAACCAGTTATGGATGGAGCTCTTTTCAATTAGAATACGGCGCACTTTTCAATTAGTATCTACAAAACCCAAATAACCCAGTGGGTTTTTCAGAACCCAAAAAAGCCGATAATGATAATGTAAATGATAATAATAACTCTCTCTCTAGCGCGCATACGCGTGAAAACCTGGGCGATATTTCATCAGAAACATTCGATATGGATTTAGACAAATGCTTCGCGGACCTAAAGTCTGAGGAAGGATGGCTGAGGGATGCTTGGGAACGGGCATACAGGAACGGATTCAGGAACTTCACTTTGGATGAATGCAAAGACAAATACGTTGACCTGTACTATTGGAAGCTAAAGGGGGAAGGCGTTACACACAAGTCTGTTTCAGATGCAAAACGCCATTTCTCAAACTGGTTGATAACGGAACTTAAAAAACAGAAAGATGACAGAGCAAGAACAAAAACTTTCAGCAGAGCTACAACAGATCCGACAGGAAAAGTCATTTGCGGCGAAACTGAAACAGGAACAGATATACAATCTGGTGGAGCGTCACAAAAAGACTATTCTGCAAGATTTTGAATATGACCTGACGAATCCAGCCGAATATTACGCCCATCGTGATCTTGTCAGGCAGCTGGGCAATGATTATACTGGACGTGAATTCAGGGAGTTCGAGGTTGACGAGAACAACTCGAAGATATTGTCTTTCCTGCTGTATTACTTCAACGGATGCAGACTGGCCGAGAAAGTGTTTCCCGATGAGGATTACAAGATTCACAAGAACCTGCTGATTGTCGGGGCACCCGGCACTGGAAAAACAATGATCATGCAGATTTTCGCCGATTATCTGCGTCTGACACGGAATCCCAGTCAGTTTGAAAACCTCTCCGTCACCCAGATGATGAACTACTACAAGATGAACGGACACATAGACCTGTATTCCTACAACGAGGGGCAGTCAAAAGGATTCAAGCCCGCCCCGTTCAATATCTGTCTGAATGACATAGGTCTGGAAACCGAGAATCAGAAGAGCTACGGTACCAGTCTTGACAGCGTGATAGACGAGTTTCTCTATGCGCGTTATGAGATTTACCAGCAGTTCGGGAAGAAATACCATATCACCAGCAATCTGAACATCGGTGATTTCAGGAAACGGTTTGAAGGACGTCTGATTGACAGATTCAAGAGTTTTAATGTCATTCCCCTGCTCGGAAACAGCCGCAGGAGATGACAGTTATATTAAGTTAAGCAGATGCGTTTTTAAGATTATATTATTTGATAAACAAATAAATAAAAGTTATCTTTACATACATAAAAGAATTAATAAAAACCAAGAGCAATGAACATTACGAAAGTTTTGGCGGAAGAAGTTGCCAATAAAATGGTAGAGCCGTTAGAAAAGAAAATCAACCTGTTGCATGATGAACAGGTCAGGATTACGGAAGAGGTGATCCGAAAATCCATTCCACAGGAAATCACCGACTGTTTTCAAAAGTTTCGGTCTTATTTCTCTGTTGCATATAGCATCACACTGTTTAACGGTTCCTATGAAAAACGTGTTGCCGGACTGAAAGGATTTCCCAGCGCAAACGCTTACTATCCTCACATTGAGGCGGACAGGGAAGTTATTGAAAAGATAGACAAACTGGAAATCGAGATCAGTGCGGTAAAGGATGAGAAGACCAAGGTATATGAATCAGTCGTTGCGTCACTTCTGACATTACGGACATTCAAAAGAATCAAAGAGAATTTCCCTGAGGCATACAGACATATTGCCTGCTATGAAGATAAGGGAAAAACATCCGTATCCCTGCCGATAGACAATATCATGGACACTTTGAAAAAATACACCGTATGACATCTTGGGGAAGTTCACATTTTACAACTTCTCCCCTATTCTGCGGATAATCTGACTTTATTTTTATTTGAAAGTCAAATAAAATTTATTATTATGCAAGAAACAACTCAATTGAACACACTGACCAACATCGTATTTGTCCTCACGGACGTTTTAGAAACCAACCTTCTAGAAATGCAGCAGCAATACAAGAAGGAAGGCTTTGAATTGCGGCACGATTCAAAAAGAAACTTCAACACAGCCATAGCCGCGATAAAGAGATTGAAAAGTGATGTGAATCATTGCAGCGAATCCACTCAGGAAAACTTCGGCAATGATTCTGACATGGTGAACGCCATGTTGCTCACACTGATTGACAGATGCGGTGATGATGACAACCTCGCTTATAAGATGTACGAATACATTAAATCTTTCCCGTCCAAACTGAATCTGGACTTGGATTTGGATAATGCGTTCAGCCACCTGTTTAAAAAGGAGAAGTTATGAAATCGCAGAAAAATATCTTAAAATCCATTGAAGGTCTGTCCGATATAGAACTATTTGTTATTGATCTCTTTTGTGGCGCCGGCGGTTTGTCCGAAGGTGTGGAAGAAGCACGATTGGATGGAAATAGATGTGGAAAGGTTGTTTGCTGTGTGAACCATGACAAGAATGCCATCCTTTCACATGATGCCAATATCCCTGATGCACTTCACTTTATTGAGGATATCCGTACACTGGAACTTTCCCCGATAAGCACTATTGTAGAACGTATCCGCCAGCTATACCCTGATGCCATGATAATGCTTCATGCCTCTTTGGAGTGTACTAACTTCTCGAAAGCCAAAGGCGGTCAGCCGAGAGATGCCGACAGCCGAACGTTGGCAGAACATCTCTTCCGTTATATTGATGTTATAGACCCTGACTACATTCAGATTGAAAATGTAGAAGAGTTTATGTCATGGGGAGATATGGATGAGAATGGGAAACCTATCAGCATGGACAAAGGCCGGCTTTATCAAAAGTGGGTGCGCAATGTCAAGAAGTACGGTTACAACTTTGAGCACCGCATCTTAAATGCTGCCGACTTCGGTGCCTACACCACAAGAAAACGCTTCTTCGGCATCTTTGCTAAAAAGAACTTGCCGATAGTATTCCCAGAACCGACCCACTGTAAAGGTGGTAGGCAAGATATGTTCTCGCGGCTGGAGAAGTGGAAGCCGGTAAAAGATGTGCTTGATTTCTCTGATGAAGGAACTACCATCTTCAGGGAAAAGCCTCTTGCAGAGAAAACGCTTGAACGTATCTATGCTGGACTTATCAAGTTTGTAGCCGGAGGAAAGGATGCTTTCCTTTCCCGTTACAATACGGTTCGCCCTCAAGACACATGCAAATCAGTTGATGAACCATGCGGAGTGTTGACTACTGAAAACCGCTTTGCAAAGGTACAGGTAAGTTTCCTCTCCAAACAGTTCAGCGGACATCCCGAAAGCAAGAATGTGTCCGTAGAAGAACCGGCAGGTGCAATCACCTGCAAAGACCACCATGTTTTTGTCTCTGCTTATTATGGAAATGGACATAATCATTCGGTAGACCTTCCAGCTCCAACGGTCACAACGAAGGACAGGATGGCTTTAATTGAAAGCCGATTTATGTGTTCTTATAACTTTAAGGATACAGGAAAGGATATTAATCAGCCTTGTCCTACACTTCTGACTAAAGACAGACTTTCCCTTGTATCTCCATTTTTTATGAATCAATATTCTGGAGGTGGTCAGGTGTCTGATATAAACTCGCCATGCCCCGCTGTTACCACAACACCGAAACAAAACTTGGTAACATGCCAGCCGTGGATAATGAATACTGCATTCTCAAATGTAGGTAGCAGTATAGAGGAACCCTCCCAGACCATTACCGCAAACAGGAAATGGCACTATCTGATGAATCCACAGTTCAACAGTGCTGGTGGCTCTGTTGATAGCCCTTGCTTCACATTGATAGCCCGCATGGATAAGATGCCGCCCTATCTAGTAGCAACGGAAAGTGGACGGCTAGCGATTGAAATCTACGATAATGATAGTCCTATGACCGTGAAAATAAAGGAGTTCATGGCACTGTATGGCATAGTGGATATTAAAATGCGGATGCTTCGCATTCCGGAACTCAAAAAGATTATGGGATTCCCTGAAGATTATGTTTTAATAGGCACACAAGCTGACCAAAAGAAATTTATCGGGAATGCGGTGGAGGTTACACAAGCGAGAAAAAATACTGAAGCACTTTGCAAAGTATTGAGAAAGTTGAGATTGAAGAAATCAAAAGAAATAGCTTAATGGAAAATGGAAAACTTATATTAGATGCCTGTTGTGGCAGTAGAATGTTTTGGTTTAACAAATATAATCCTCTTGCCTTATTTGTTGACAAACGTTCGGAAACACTTACGGCCAAGGACAGGGGTAAGACAAGAATCATAGAAATAAAGCCGGATGTAATAGCCGATTTCACCAACCTTCCATTTGAAGACAATTCTTTCTACATGGTGGTGTTCGACCCACCGCACCTGAAAACACTTGGTGCAACCTCATGGATGGCTAAAAAGTACGGAAAACTGCCGAAAGACTGGCAGTCACTCATACACGATGGATTTACTGAGTGTATGCGCGTCTTGAAGCCTTACGGCACTCTTGTATTCAAATGGAATGAAAGTGAGATTAAATCCTCGGAAGTTTTGTCTGCCATCCCGTTTAAACCTCTATTTGGGCATACCACTGGAAGACAGAGCAAGACAATATGGATGTGTTTTATGAAACTGCCAATTAACGAATAACCCGAACAGAAATGAATCTACAATCTAAAATAGATTATTCCATCGCTTTGCTTCGCAAATGTGAACAAATGGCACTTGATTATGACCCAGAGAATGGTTTTTATTTAGCGTTCTCAGGTGGTAAAGATAGTCAAGCCCTTTACCATCTTGCAGTAATGGCAGGAGTAAAATTTAAGGCTCACATGAGCCTTACAAGTGTTGACCCACCGGAAGTAATTCGTTTCGTAAAACGGAACTACCTGGATGTAGAATTGATTAAGCCAAAGATATCTATCTATGATATGGCTTTGAAAAAACACTTATTGCCTACAAGATCAATCCGTTGGTGTTGCGCTGAATTTAAAGAGATATCCGGTGCTGGCAAGGTTACATTGATTGGCGTTAGAAAAGCAGAAAGCGCCCGGCGCTCTAAGCGTGAAGAGATTGAAATAAGCAGTCATAAATTTAGCGGCAACTTCGACCAATTCTCTGAACACAAAGAAAAGATGGTTACTTGCGTGGGAGGAAAGGATAAAATACTTGTTTCTCCAATAATTCACTGGACTGATAGGGACGTATGGCAGTTTTTGAATGGGAATAGCATAGAGCATTGCTCGTTGTATGATGAAGGCTATAAGCGCATCGGATGTATTATCTGCCCAATGTCTAACTATAAGCAGAAGCTAAAAGATTGTCGGCGTTTCCCTCATGCGAAACATAAATGGATTCAGACCATACAAAAGTTGATTGATGCCGGATATCTCAACCACAACTTTACCGATGCAGAGTTTGGGTTTAATTGGTGGATAAGCGATAAAAATTTTAACCAATATTATGCAGACGAAGTACTGCAACAGAAAATTGAGTTTAACGTATAACGGAACAATTATGAATCAAAAAGCAAAAGATTATATCAGACGTAACACTTTGGATTTGGAAAGTGACAACCGGATGGATTCTACTGGCTATGTGCAATATGCCATATCAGAAGCAAAAGCTTATGCAGCAATAGTAATAGCCGAAGAAGAAATGAGACAAAAAGCCATTGAAGCATTCAAATTTGCCGTTGATGGTTATTTCATAATTGGCGGTACCGATTATTCAGCTAGGAGATTAAATGAATTTATTAAAAAACTTGACTCTTAACAAAATCAGAAAGGAATAAAATGATAATAGCTTGGTTTAGTTGCGGTGTAACATCCGCAGTTGCTTGTAAGATAGCACTAAGTCTGTATGATGATGTGCAGATTTACTACATCGAAACAGGTTCCGGGCATCCAGATAATGTCCGATTTATCTCAGATTGCGAGAGATGGTACGGGCAGCCAATTCATACCATTCGCAGCGATAAGTTTTTCAACGTAAAAGATGTACTGATTAAAAAACGGTACATCAATGGTCCTACTGGTGCAGCTTGCACATTCGAACTAAAGAAACAAGTCCGTTACAAGCTGGAGAAGGAACTTGGTTCTTGGGACGGTCAAGTTTGGGGCTTTGATTACGACCCTAAAGAGATAAACCGAGCCATCCGATTAAAACAGCAGTACCCAAACACAAAGCCCCTGTTTCCGCTAATTGAAAAGCAGATTACGAAGCCGGATGCGATGGGAATGCTTTGGAAAGCCGGCATTGAAATCCCAGCTATGTACAAGATGGGCTATAATAACAATAATTGTATCGGTTGTGTCAAAGGTGGAATGGGCTACTGGAATAAAATCCGGAAGGACTTTCCGGAAGTATTTGCTCAAATGGCGCAGATTGAGCGTGATGTTGGAGCTACTTGTCTAAAGGATAAAGACGGTCGTATCTTCCTTGATGAACTACCAACGTGGCGGGGAGACCCAGTAGAAGAGATTATACCGGATTGCTCGCTTATCTGCCAGATAGAGTTTCAAGAGATAATCGATAGGCAGGTAGAACGAGTATTGAAAGGAGAAATTAGTATTAACGATGTAGCCTAATTAGGCTCAAAACGATATAGAAATGAAAGAATCAGATGATAAATACAGCAACCGCATTGCAGATGCTGAACAACTCACGAAAGATGTACAAGCTATTTATTTAGAAATTAAAGTTTTTGAAGATGCTTATAAAAAACAGATTGCTCCGCTTAAACAAAAAATTGCTCAATTGGAGGAATCTTTTCTGGATAAATGGTTGGTTGATTCAACAGGAAGACCTGTTAGTAAAGGAATGGTGATTGAGAAGAATGGAAAGCGATTTAAGGTTCTTAACCGATATCAACAATGTATATTTCAATATTTAGGTAATGCAAGAGTTTCAGTTTTACCTGAAGGTAAAAAGCGAACTCTTGATATTTTTCCCTCTGAATTAGTTGAATTTACTATTGTAGAATTAGCGTAAAACAAGATAGATATGAATATAGACACAGAGTTTAATGTAGGTGATAGTGTATGTTACCTAAGTGGTGACAATATCTGTCATTCCACTATAAGCAAAATTACTATTGAAATATCCTATACAGATAGAAGTTTTTTAATGGTTTACAAATTGTCTGACGGCTTAAGTGTGCCTAGAAACAACTATCCACAATGGGGGAAAAGGCTTTTTAGAGACAAAAAGAGTTTAATAAAATATTTATCAGAATTATAACGGAACAGAAATGAATGATGGAGTTTATTTTGACCAAAATGGTAACGAGGTAATCGTAATCAATAGATTTGAATATTCACGAGAAGAATTTGATTCCCTTGTGAATATATGTGGAGATTGCAATATATAATAAAAGAAAGAAAGGAATATTTATGGTAGAAATAGATTTGAATGATATCGTTAGTGTAGAACTCACAGAATGGGGAGCCACATATCTTAATGCAACGAATATATTTAAGGAAATAACCACTACACAGAAATGCCATTATAAGACTGACTATAAAGCAGGTGATGTTTACAAAAACCAGCTTTGGCAGTTGATATTGGAGTTCAAAGATGGGATTAGATTTGATAAAGAGAAGGCTTTTAATAAATTGAAAAAAGTAATTGATCAATAAGGAACAAAACGGGAACAGATATGAAACAGACAGTAGAAGAAGCGGCATACGATTATGCTACTAATAAAACGAAGTTCAGAAAAGACGTTCTGAAAGAAGTTGACGCGGATACCTACGTTTCACGTCATGCTGATAGTATGGAAGATTTTCAATGTGGTGCAGAGTGGCAGTCAAAGCAATCTCCTTGGATAAGCGTTAATGAACGGTTGCCTGAGCCAAATAAGCTTGTCCTTTGCAGAATGGTATCAAATGGAGCGATTGTTAGTGGCTATATCGTTGTTTCAACCGGGAGATCGCCATACGTTGCGACAGACGGAGGATTTGAATTTGAGGATTGGAACGACTACGAATGTGACATGTGGATGCCCATACCTTCATTCGATGATATACTAGAAGCCAACAGAGATGTACTGGAACGGATTAAAGAGAAAGGAGATTGAGATATGGATAAGGAAGAATTAACCATTAGCTTAGCGGAAGCATATAGGGAGATATATCTATTAAAGTTGCTTAATATCAAGCTAAGGAAACATGTAGATGAACTTACTGGGTATATTCAAGAATTTTCGCCTGTATTTACTAAAGAATAAAAATATGTATAATAATAGATACTTTCATTATTGGAACAAATTAAAATTTGATTACAATGAGTGTTTAGGTCGGATTACTTCAACTAAGCCAGTAAAGAAACACATGAGAAGAATGAAAACGCTTGAATGGCGTATAAGAATTAATCGGAAAGAGTTTATAGTTAATCCTTTAGGGGGAAAAACATACTTTCCACCTTTTTAATAAAAGTCGTATGGAAATTTTTATTGTTTCTTCTT